GGTCATTATCTACCTACTGTTCCGCCGACTAATAATCCTGCTGATCTTGCTGCGCTTTGATTAAGCACACCTGCCACAGCTCTTGCAGCACCTTCGCCATCAATAGCATTTACAGTTATGTTTGTTACTCCACCGCCTGTTGTGTAACCGCCATTAGGTCGAGATGGAACTGCTGGCACTCTGGCTGATGGTGCAGGGTTAGGGATCGCACCTATATTAACTCCGGGAATGATGTTGATAACTTTAATCATTTCATTAGCAAGTGAAACAACCAAGCCAATTGCTTCTCTTAGGAATACAATAAATGATTGAATTTTGTCAATTGTGAAACCAACAAATTTACCAAAGCCTTCAAAACTTTTACCAGTTTCATTAAGTGAATTACTTAAACCTTCATCACCTGTCAATCCTGCAATAAATCCATTGAGTGCTGGTATGCCTTTGTCATTTAAAAATGTAATAAACTTTTCAATAAATGGTAATAAGGCAACGCCTAAACTTTCTTTTGCTTCATCAAATGCAACCTTTAAGCGATCAATTTTGCCCTGAAAGGTTTCTGCGTTTGCAGCTGCTGCGCCACCATAAAGTTCTGATAATTTAGTCTGAACTTCTGTAAAGGTTAATGTTGCAAGTTCGGCTTTAGATAATCCAAGTCCTAATCTGCCAAGAGCTGTTGTGTTGCCATCTTGAGCACGACCCAACGCATTTGCAACCGTTTCTAATTCAATGCCTTTGCCTTTACTAATGTCTAAAGCAAGGCTTAATAATCTTTGTGCTTCACCGGTATCTTTTGTGCTTACTGCCAACCTCTGCATGGCTGGTCTAAGGCTGTCATCAGCAACGCCTGTCGCTAAAGATGTCTTTAGAATGAAATCCTCAGTTGCCTTTATTTGACCCTCAGTTGCCCCTGTTGCAGTCCTTAACGCATTGGCTAACCTAAGTTGTGCAGCCTCATCCTCTATCGCAGCCTTGACCCCATCAACGGCTAATTTAGTGCCATAGGCAACGGCAGCAGCAGCAGCAACGGCAAAAGCAGCAGCAGCCTTCTTTCCAAATGCTGAAATCTTTTCGCTGTTAGTTTCAACGGCATTATCAGCTTGATTTAATTTATTCTTAAGATCATCAATATCCGCAAGGATCTTAAGCGATAAGGTTCTGGTATCTCTTGCCACTTATGCCCACTTATCCAAAATGCGGTTATACGCTGCTTCCCATTTGTTAATCAATTCAGGCTGAATTCTGCGAAGCGTTGGGTAGATAAACCAACCACGCGAACCTCTGCCTTGCCGTCCTGAATATGTAGGAAACTGTTTGAACTTATTAGATCCAAACTCAACACCACCCCATAAGGTTTGCGTGTTAGCGCCACCTGAAAATTTCTGTCGTGCGAAACCATATTTGAACTCACCGATTTTGCTGGACTTTGAAATGCTAACGCCGTCTGCAACTCTCTGCGCAACCTTGCCTGATTTTGTTCGACCTCTAGCTGCTGTTTTAATTTCCTCAGCTGCGTAAGTTGCCAACGCATTAGATTGAATTCTTGCTTCCTCTGTGGCTTGCGCATCCATAACTTTGAAAGCCTTGAGAATATCGCGTATGTCATTGCGACTGTAAGCAATGGTTTCACTTGCCATACCTCGCCTCCAATACTTCGATAGCTGTTAAAATGTCGTCTGCATCAACCCATTCACTCATTGGTATGTTGGTGGCAATTGCCAACTCAACCAATAATCTGCTTAGGCTTCCTGCTGGATGACTTTTGGGTCTGCATCACCGACTATTACATCGGCAATAGTTTCCATCCAAGCCTCAAATGGTTTAACTGGTTTTCCAGCAGCTTCGCGCTTGTGTGCGTTGTATGCTAAAAACATCAGATCCCACATGCCAAGTTTTTCTTTTGCTTGGCTAATAGTATGACCAGTTGATTTTTCCCATTTAGCCCACTCAGGCGGTTGGGCAATATATGTTGCTTGCTCGCCTGAGTTATATTCAATTGTAATTGGTAACTTCATTGTTTGCTCCCGTTGTTAGATCTTAAGTAAATGTTTCAGTTACTGCGCCACCTGTAACTAGGAATTCGTAAGTAACTGTTTGTGCATCCATTCCTGATCCACCAACTGTTGGGTAACTTGGCTTAATTGGGAATGAAAATGATGCGCCTGTTGCACTTACTAATGTGATTGTAATATCTGTATCTGGTGCAGTATCGCAAGCAGTCCAAAGTGCCTCACATACTGAACTTGTCTTGCCCCAATCGGCTAACATTTCAAGTGCAAATGTAGCTGATACATTTGTGGTTTTGTAAGCCTCGCCATCAAGTGTTTGATAGGTCTGTCGCTCTAAAACCTTTGTCAAAATTGCGCTAGTCGCTTGCGCTTCGATGTCTGTTCCACCTGTGAAAGACAACGAAATATCGCGACCGGTTATTACTGTGGTTGCCATGATTTCTCCTTATGCGGTTTGTGTGTAGTAGGTAGAAACTCGAACATCTGCAATTAGCAGCGTGCTTGCTCCAACTTGTGTAACAGTAGGTCTTTCTACTGAACTGACAACATATCCTGTTGGGATAACTGCCAGAACGCTCATTATTAGTTGCTCGATATTATCCAATGATGCAGGATTGCTATTGTAAGCAACGGCAACTGAGATTGTGTAATTAAGTTTTGCGTGAATAGTAGATTTGTTAATTGTTTCTAATTCAATGTATGGACTATCTGGCACAACTACAACAGCTGGTGGAATTACTGTTTCAGGCACAAATGAATAAACATTTCCTGCAACACCGGCAAGAGCTGTGGCTAATGGTGTGCGAACTGCTGAAAGAATTGTTGAGGCTGGCATTTATTGACACATACCTTCGGGATCAATGTATGAACCTAACAAACCCACGCATTTATTGTAAAGCGATCTTCCCATGCGAAATGGAGTTGCTGTAAAATCTACTCCTTCGATTTGTCCTCCACCGGCTAATCTTGCTTGAAATACTTCTACTGATACTGTGTAGATTGCGCTTTCGACTGCTGCGTTTCCAACATAAGTTGTTGCATTTGATAAGGTAGCAGTTCCGGATGGAATGACATTAGCTTCCAATACATTTGCATTTGTGATCGATGCTGTGAAGGTAGTATCTGTAAGATCGCCAGCCAATACTGTGCGAGTTCCGTTGTATGGGCTAAGGCATCCGGCAATAACGAGTGATTGTCCTTCGGTAAATTCATGTGTTCCTAAAGTTGTAAATGTTGCGACATTATCTGTCAATGAAGTCTTTTGCACAAAACTTTTATATTGTGCAAGCATTGGCAAGACAACTGTTTCAGCTGTATTTATTATTTGATTTAGATAAGTGTCGTCATACAAGGCAGATGACACACCAAGCACACTTCGCAACTGTGCAGCGGTAATTATGGTTGGCATGTCATCTCCTTTAAGTCTCCCTAGAGCAACTGCCTGTGATCGGGAGCAACCACAGGCATGACCATTATTAGGTTAGGTTGTAGCGTCTAACTCCACCGGCAACCAAAACACCAGTTGCTAGGTATCCGTAAAGCATGATTTCAATTTCACCACTTATAACAACATTAGTTGCTAGTTGTAGTGTTGGGCTTTCGTAAATTGCAACAGATGATGGAACGACAATAAATGCGCTCTCATCAATTGTTGTAGATACAGCCTTATTTGAAACATAAAGATCCAAGCCCATAACATTTCCGCGTAGGCTCTGTGTTGAAACTGAACCAGCAGCATTAAATGGTTGGCTTGCAGAAAATACTGGTCGCTTTGAACTGTCTTGTGCGCCAATTAGTAAGCCCCATTGTGATGTTCCAGCAATGTAGCGTGTTGCTAACTCACCAGTTGCAAGGTATGCAGCAGGTGTTTCAGTTTTTACAAATGCAACAATTCCATCAAGATCAGCTGATGTTGCTGTTGATTGTGTGCCACCTGATGTTAGAGCCGCAATAACGGCTGCCTCAGTAGCTTGTGCGTAAGATCTACGAAGATTTTCAAGCATTGCATCATAAAAAGATGGATCTGCTCTATCTGCAATCTCAACGCTGTAGCGTTGTAATCCTGCATATTTGTTTACAGTTAAATCAACATAACTTGAAACAATTCCTGTTTCAGATGGTGCTGATCCTTCTCCGGTGCTTGCGACACTAGAATTTGTGGTAATTTTTGGAACAGAAACCTGCATTCCGGAATTTGGCAATCTCTTTGTTCCGATTGCATCAATTGCACCGCGTGCGCCAATTTGTGTATCAATAACTGTTGAAACATATTGAATTGGTTTGAAT